AGAGAGAAAAAAAGGAGGAGGGGGAGGGAGCAACAGGAGTTGCATGTGCAAAGATGGGGCGTAAGTTTATCGGTATTGAGCTAGATGAGGATTACTTTAATATTGCTTGTAAGAGAATAGAAGAGGCCTATAAAAGCCCTGATATGTTTATTGAGGCTGCAAAGAAGCCAGAGCAAGACAGTTTTTTGGATTAACTAAAGGAAAGAACACGATAAGCTTTGAAGATATACATCACTGGTGTGCAGAAAGAGAAGCTATACAGCACTTTGACCAACACCAAACATTGTATAACTCTAGGATTATAGCAAAACAAGAGGTTATGGAAAAGCTACAAGAGAGGGGTTACACAGAAAAACAAGCCGCTTTAATGATGTTAAAGGCGTTAAGTCAATATAAAGGACAATAAAGTTTAGTGATAAGTAAATTAATACTTGCGCTATTTTTAGTTATATGTTAAAAGTGGTTTAGCAACTTAATTAAAAGGAAAAGATTATGCCCAGACACAATGACAGAGCAAGAGAAATAGATTCCAGTGTTGCTATAAAAGTTCATGAGTTACGTGTAGCTATGGGAATGTCAAGAGAAGATTTAGCTGAAAAAGTTGGTGTAACTCATCAGCAAATACAAAAGTACGAGACTAGTAAAGATAGAATATCATCGGGTCGTTTGGCGTTAATTGCTAATGGGTTAAAAAAGCCTATTTCTTATTTCTTTGACGAAGAGGAAGTTGAGCTTCCAGGTCAACATAGGAGAATGGCTTTAGAGGTTACGCGCAACTTCTTGAAGATTCAAGATTACGCAACGCAGACAGGTGTTAATTATCTGATTAAAGTATTATCAAAGGAGAAGTAACATGAAAACATTTTTATGGTCACTAATAATTGGTTTAATGTCAATTTATCTAGCATGGGCCGCTATGGGCGCACATCTAAAAGAGGTGGAAAACCACAAGCGCAGTATGAGCGAGTTTCAATATGGGGAGGCTCATTAGTATGAGTAGGCAATGTGTGATTTGCGGTGAGAATGTATCTAGTCGCAATGGAAATAGGATAGTGTGCGGTGATGCCTTAGATAAAACTAGTTGTGCTTACGAAAGAGTTAAGCAATTAAGTAATAAGCGTCAAAAAGATTACAGGAAAAGCAAGAATGATGAATTTGATTATATAGATGGTTATTGCGAAGCTGCAAAAAGCTCGGGGTATTTTTAAGGAAAGTCAAACAATTAAGGAGGGATGATGAAAGACTTAATTAACGAATTAGGACTTGACATGATAAATACATGGAAGCTAGCAAAGCTACAAAAAGCTGAAGGACTAGCAAAGTTAATGGATATGCATATTGATAAACTAAAAGAAATAAAGAAACTTATGGAGGAAAAAGAAAATGGATAAACAAAAAGAAGTTAAGCAAATATATAAAAACACAATTGACCTATTAAACAAGCATGAGATACAAGGGTCTAAAGCGTCAGCTTTGATTAGTATGTTAGCTGTATCAGTTATAGAAGCTATTGGCATCAAGTTAACCCCCCAACAAGAACTAAATAATGGAGAGAGTAAATGAGTATGTGTAAATTAAAACCAGAGCAACCTACCAAAACCCTACGTGATGAGTTCGCAATGGCTGCTATGCAGGGGTTGTTAGCTAACCCAGAGGTGTTGTTAAGCGTTACACATTGTGAAATAATTTCTGGAAATGCTTATGAATACGCAGACGCTATGATGAAAGCAAGAGAGGCACAAGATGACTGATAAACTATATTACACAGACCCATTAGTAGCCGCTCTTTAAGGTGTTGTATTGACATGATAACTAATGTCAAGTATAATAAGACTTGGAACGGTAAAATTATTCTATAATAGAGGGGTACTAGAATGCCTTTTGAAAAAGGAAAAGGAAAGACAGGCGGCAGACAAAAAGGCGTAAAAAATAAAGTAGGCCTTAAAGTCAAAGAATCAATTCAAGCAGTATATGAAAAGCTCGGTGGTGACGAAGGTTTTTCTGATTGGGCAACCGCAGAGAAGACTGAATTCTACAAGATATACGCAAGACTTATTCCGACCGATGTTGAACATTCAGGTGATATTAAGATTATTGTTAATAAAAACGTTGATGATTAGTGTTGTTAATTTTACATAAATACTAAAAATCACGGGTTTTAACCAAAAAACTGTAATAAAAGCATGGAAACTAAAGACTACTTAACAGAAATATATGAGGTAGCTTACAATTATCCAGTGGAGCTTGAATATAAGACTAGCCCTTATCGCTCTGCGCATCTAGCCAAAGCAATTTATCATGACTACATTACTCTTAAGAATGAAATTGAGTAACTAGAGGCGCAAGTAAGGTATTTAAAAGAGTATGCAACCTCAAAAGGTATAAAGAGGGAAATGAAAGACCAAGGTTATCTGTTTAATGGTGATATAAAATGGGCTTATAAGGAATATTAAGTGGAAATACAGATACCTAACAATTGGAAGCCTAGGGAGTATCAAAAAGATGCTTGGAAGGCTTTGTGTGGTGGCGCAAGGCGAGCGTGTATCGTTGCCCACCGTAGATGGGGTAAAGATGATATTGCGTTACATTGGGCCGCTGTTAGCGCGATGGAAAAGCCAGCGACTTATTGGCATATGTTACCACAAGCAGCTCAGGCTCGTAAGGCTATCTGGGAAGCTGTAAACCCTCATACTGGCATAAGGCGTATAGATGAAGCCTTCCCGATGGAAATTAGAGAAACTACCCGTGAGCAAGAAATGATGATTAAATTTGTCAACGGTTCAAGTTGGCAAGTTGTGGGTTCCGATAACTACAATTCATTAGTTGGCTCACCTCCCTATGGGTTAACATTTTCAGAGTGGTCTTTATGTGACCCTAGTGCCTGGGCTTATCTACGGCCTATACTTGCGGAAAATGGAGGGTGGGCAATATTCATTTACACCTCGCGCGGTAAGAACCACGGCTATAGTCTGTATAAAATGGCAGAGAGCTCGCAAGAATGGTACAGCTTAAAGTCACCAGCTGATAGGACTGATGTGTTTACTCGTGAACAATTACAAAGTGAATTAAAAGAGTATCAAGCCGCTTATGGTGATGATGCTGGTGAGGCTTACTGGTTGCAAGAATATTTTTGTTCCTTTGATGCGGCTTTACCTGGCGCTTATTATGTTGGTGAATTATCTAAGGCCGAGAGAGAAGGGAGGGTGGCTTCCATTCCTTACGATGAGTCGTTACCAGTGCATACTTGGTGGGACATTGGGCGTTCAGATTACACGGCTATATGGTTTGTGCAATATGCAGGCCGTGAGGTTCGTGTTATTGATTATTACCAGAATAATATGAGGGGGCCATCTCATTACGCCCAAGTACTGAAGGATAGAGGTTATTATTACGAAACCCACCATCTACCGCACGATGCTGATTATGTCCAAATGGGATCTAGAGATGGTAAAAGCGTTTTAGAACAGTTCAGAGATTTAATACCCCACCAAGACTGGAAGTGCCATAGAAGGACACAAAGTGAGGTTTCTGATATATTTGTAGCTAAAGCTTTCTTTAATAAATGTGTTTTTGATAAGAAGAAGACAGAAGAGGGGCGTGAATCTTTGGGTTCTTTCGCTCAGCAATGGGATGATAAGCATAAGATATTCACGGGCATTCCTGCAAAGGGTTGGTTTAAGCATGGCGCTGATGCTTTTAGATATTTAGCAGTCGGATATGAAGAGGAAAATGGCGCATCATTTATTGATGATAGCAATACATTCTCGGGAGTTATGCGCAGGAAAACAAATACTGGTAGTCGAACAATAATATAAACACTTGATATAGTGAATTAATTGGGTTATTATATATTAACTTATTGGGTTTGATATGAGTAAAGATAAAAAGATACCTACGGCAAAGACAGGTGATACCTTGTCTTTTTGGCATGCGCAAATTGACGCAGCTAAGTCATACCTTAAAGATTACCAAACAAGAGGCCAGAAGATTGAAGAGCGCTACAGAGATGAAGAGCGCACCGCTTATCAGCGTGATATAAATAGTGGTAACTTTCTTTCTACGTATAATATATTATATTCTAACACCGAAACAATCTTGCCTATTTTATTCAGCGAAACGCCAAAAGTTGATGTGCGGGCTAATGACACGACAAGTATAAATGCTCGTAAAGCCGCTAAGATGCTAGAGGACTCATTAAGTTATAACGCTAAATTGCCTGAAACTGTGCAAGCTATTGAAAGCTCTGTTAAGGACTTATTACTCCCTGGTACTGGAAGTATACGAGTTATGTACAAGCCTACCTTTTCTAAGCGAGAGAATGAGAGGGTTAATGAAGAAGGTGACGTTGAAATTGAAGTTGAAGAAAAATTAGTTTTTGAAGAGTTGTGCTACGAGCATGTGCACTGGAAAGATTTATTGTACCCTCGCTCCCATTCTTGGGAGGCTTTACCTTGGATTGCATTTAGGGGTTTATATAATAGAAGTGAAGCGAAAGAAGAGTTTGGCGCTACGCTCGCTGATAGGCTGGAATACACATATAGAGATGAAAGCGATAAAAGCGACCTTGGTGACAAGCCTATTGATGATAAATTTGGCTATGCTGAAGTATGGGAAGTCTGGGATAAAATTAATCGTAAGGTTGTGTGGGTTGCGAAGGGGCGCTCAATTAATACTCCTTTAAGGATTGATAACGACCCGTTAGAGTTGGATGATTTCTTTCCTATTCCTAAACCTATGTTCTCTGCTAACACTACTGGCGACGTAAAGCCAGTTCCTTTATTTGTATTTTATCAGGATTTAGCTAATGAGTTGGATGAAGTTTCCACTCGTATTCGTCGTAATGTAGACAATCTACGTAGACGTGGCGTTTATGATGCATCTTTTAAGGAATTAGAACAGCTTTCAAGTGGGCAAGATAATCAGTTTATTCCAGTTAAAGACTTTTCTAGATTGCAGGGTAAAGGTGGTATTAAGGGGGTTATGGATGTCGAGGATTTAACATTCCAGATAGCGGTTATTGAGTCTTTGTACAAGCAGCGCCAAGAAATTATACAGTCTATTTACCAGATAATGGGTTACGCTGATATATTGCGCGGACAATCGGATCCTCGTGAGACACTAGGCGCCCAGCGTATAAAGGGTAGATTTGGAACCTTACGCATATCTAAGTTTCAAAGAGAAGTACAGCGGATGATAAGGGATGCGTTTCGTATAGCTGGGCAAGTTATTGTTAACAAGTATGAGCCTCGCACAATAGCATTGCAGACTGGCGTGCCTTTAGATGAGGTTAGTGTTTATAAAGAGATACTAGAGCAAACTGAGCCTGCAAGTGTTATGGTTGATGTGCAAACAGACTCCACTATTGCAGCTGACGATATTGCAGATAAAGAAGAAATTATTGAGTTTACTGCTGCGATAAGTGACTTCGTGCAAAGAACTCCTGCTATGGTGGGTGTCCTTGGCTTGAAAGCTACGAGCGAACTTCTTATGGCTATGCTTAAAAAGTTCAAGATGGGACGTGATATAGAGCAAGCGGTTATTGATAGAGTCAATGAAGCGGCTAAGCAACAAGGGCAACCAAAACCTCCATCACCTGAAGAGATGAAAGAGCGTAGAGAAACTGCTAAAATGCAGATAGATGCTCAACTTAAACAAGCTGATTTGCAATTGAAGAGTAGGGAGCTTGATATTAAGGCAGCTGAGGTCGGTTTGAAAGACCAAAGAGAGCAAGAGAAATTAGATTTTGAAGGTGTTAAGATAGCTTTGAGTAGCATAGCTTTAGCGGCAGAAAGTGCTAACCCAGAGGATAATGCAATAGTTGGTGTTTAATAATGTCATTACAAGGAGCGGTAATATGACAGAAGTTCAAGAAGAGTACAGTGATTTTGCTAACAGTCTACAAGAGGCTATGGCTAGCGCCGCTGGTAGAGAGTTGTCAGTAGCAGAAGAAGAGGTTGTTGAAGACGCAGTTGAAGATGTCACTGAAGATGAGGTTGATGAAGCGGCCAGCGATAGTGCTGGGGAAGGTGTTGAAGAGTCAACAGAAGATAAAGTTGAAGAGCAAGAATTTAAACTTATACCTAAAGAGTGGACTAAGAAAGAGCAGGAAGTTTTCCAAGAGGCGTTGGATAATCCTGATTTAAAGGATGCTGCAGAGGCATTTATATCTAGGTATGAAAGTTTAAGAGAGGGTTTTCACAAGAAGGCTGGAGAGCGAGCGGAGTTCGCTAAAAAGCAATCTATGTGGGATGAGGTATTTGATGATAAGGCTAAGGAAGCGCTAAGACAACGCGGCATTAATGAACCTGAGTATGTTAAAAGGTTGCTAAATGTTGAGAGGAATCTAATAGCAAATCCAGCTGAGACTATCAAGAGGTTAATGGAGGCTTACAAAGTTGACCCACAAATGGTTGTTAGTGGTTCGTCTGATGATGATATTACTGACTATGATAAAACAATCGCTGAGATGAAAAAAGAGATAGCAGGGCTAAAACAAGGAAAACAGCAAACCGCAGAGCAAGCCGCAGTAAATGAGGAAGCTTACATTGCCAAGCAGGTTAAGGACTTTGAGTTTGCAATTGATGAAACTGGGGAGTTAAAATATCCTCTATTCTCGTCTGTTAAAGATGAGATGGGTATTTTATTACAGAAAGGCAAGGCAAAAACGCTTGAAGAGGCTTATAATATGTCGCCAACTGTAAAGTCTGATAAATTAGAAAAGAAGGCAGAATTACAGTCAAGGCAAGATATTGAAGACGAAAAGCGCAAGGTTGCTAAAGCCAAGAAGGCCGCCAGGGGAATCACCAATAGAAAAACTGTAAAGCAGACACCTATAAAAATGAGCTTTGAAGATAGGTTCAAGGAGAAGCTTGCAGAGCATCGTGCTAACTCTTAAATTCTCGGCTTAATTAAAAGCGAGGTTTAAAATGGCAATACCTAATTCGGTATTTACTGAGATTCTTTCAAGTACTTTGAGAGATTTTCAAAATGATTTTGCTGATAACGTTACTGACAAGAACGCCCTTCTAACGGCGCTGAAAGACAAAGGCGGTATTCAGCTTAAAACTGGTGGTGAATCTATACAACGTCAATTGGCGTATGCAGAAAATTCAACATTCCAATACTATAGTGGTTACGAGACTTTGGATGTTAGTGCATCTGATACTTTAACTTCTGCAAACTACGACTGGAAGCAAGCGGCTGTAAATATTACTATTTCAGGCCTTGAGCGTAGACAGAACAGTGGTGAGGCTCAAATAATTGACCTTGTTACTTCACGTACTAAAGTTGCAATGATGACTATGGCTAATAACATTAACCTTGGTCTATATTCTGATGGTACTGGTTCAGGTGGTAAGCAGATCGGTGGTCTACAGTTAATTGTTGCTGATGACCCTACTACTGGTACGGTTGGTGGTATTGATGCATCTGTTCAAACTTTCTGGAGAAACGTTTCTTATGACGCGACTACAGATGGTGGCGCTGCTGCTACATCTGCTAACATTATCAAGTATATGAACACAGTTTACAACCAATTAACTCGCGGTACTGATAAGCCTAACCTTATAGTTTGTGACCAAAATTATTACAATCTATATCAACAAGCTTTACAGTCTATACAGCGTATTAATGTTAGCGAAGGTAATGTTGCAAGAATGGCCTCTAGTGGCTTTGCTGCACTTGATTATCTTGGTGTACCAGTTGTATTGGATAACGATATACCGACAAACCATATGTATTTCTTAAACACTGATTACTTATTCTTTGATATTCACGAGGATGCTAACTTTACTCCTGGTGAAATGGATAAGCCAATTAATCAGGACGCTATGGTTATGCCTATATTGTTCCAAGGTAACTTGACTTGCTCGAATCGTAGCCTGCAAGGTGTACTTAAAGACTAATTAATTAATTAAAGGAGATATACAATGGGATATCAAATAGGAGTAGAATTAACTGCCATCGATAGTACGCCAGCTTTTAAGCTTGGTGAGCTAGCACAACAAGATAGCGGTAAGGTCTACAAGTACGTAAAGTACGAAGCTGGTACAGCTGCTGTTGCAGGTGTTGCTGGTGAAGTTGCATACTATGCTACAGTTGCTGTTGGTGATGCAACTGGCACTATCGTTACATCTGACTTATCGGATAGTGATGAGGTTGGTGCTGGTGTGTTACAAGCGTCTCTAACTGACGGTTCTTATGGTTGGGTGCAGGTTAAGGGTTTAGCTACTCTTAGTATAGCACTAACTGCTGGCGCTGATGGTGACGCTTTAACTCCAACAGGGGCGACTGATGGTACACTTGATGTTAACGTTGCTACGGCTGCAAATACTGATATTTGCGCAAGAGCAATTGATGCAAGTGCTAATATAATTATGTGCGATTTCGTACACTAATATACGGGGTAGGGGCTTTTTAGCTCCTACCTTTTATCAATTTAAACAGAACGGAGCAAAAAATGTTTAATAATAAATCAAAGTTTAACCCAGAAGAAGATAAGTTTTTAGCGGTAAAGTTTCACAAAAAAGCTATTCATAATAAATTTAAAAGTGAGCAAGAAGGTAGACAAGTATATGAGGATGTTGATTGGATTAACATTAAAATACCAGGTGATAGAACAAGCGAGGTAAGTAGGAAGGTTAGAGAAGAGGATAAAGAGCGTTTCGAGTATCAGTGGAATAATTACATAAATAAACAAGAGAGCCTAGCGAACGGAACACCTGTTGATGTACTACCAGGTATAAGCCCAGCGCAGGCTGCAAACTTAAAGGCTATAAAGGTAGAGACTATTGAGCAGTTATCCAACTTACATGAGAAGGCAATAAAGAATCTATTTGAAGGTAGGGAGTTAGTTAAAAGCGCTGAAAAGTTTTTAAAAGGCGATGGCTACACTAAAGAACTAGAGAAGAAGATAAAGGAACTTGAAAAAAAGATAAATCTTTTAGAGGAGGGCAACAATGAGCCTACTAACAATAATACAAAACGTAACAAACGAAACACTACTGGGAGAGGAACCAGTAACAGTAGTGGGGAATAGCGATAAATACGTTAAGAAAGCTTTAGCGCTCCTTAATAAAGTTGGTAAGAAATTGTCAGCTATGCATGATTGGCAAGTCCTACAGAAAGAAGAAACTTTCGTTACCGATGGCAGTGGTAGCTATGCTAGGTCTAGTGTATTTAGTGATGGTGATTTTCTTAGGTATATTAATGATACTGACTGGGATAGAACTAACTATAGAAAAATGGGGTTAGTTACTCCGCAAGAGTGGCAAGTTTTAAAAAGCTCTGTTGTTACCAACGTGGGTATTATACGATACTATAGGGAGCAGGCAAATAACATACTTATTACACCTGACCAGACGGGTAGTACTATTGTATTTAACTATATATCTAACCAATGGATTACGGACTCAACGGGCGCTACTAGTAAATCTACTTTTACGTCTGACGATGATTTGGTAAAATTCCCTGAGTTCTTAATGGAATTAGGCCTTAAGTATGAGTTAAAAGCTGGTGACGGACTACCAGCCGCGGTTGAGCTTAAAGAGTTCGAGGATGCGCGTGCAGATTTAGTTGCCAGTGAAACTCCAAGTAGGATTATAGGACCTAAGTATAATATAAACACTAGAAACCCTAACCTACCAGATACAGGAGTTGGCCAATGAGGGAAGCTGTAGTTCAACAACTTGGAGGTACATCTAGGCAGGCTGAAATTCCTGTTCCATCGGGTGGCCTTAATACAAGAGAAAGTCGTTCTAGTATGCCAATAACAGACGCTGTACAGTTTCAGAACCTAATATCAGAACCTGATGGCGTGGCTTCTAGATTAGGTTACACAAGCTTTGGAACGGGCATGACTGGTACTGTCAATCATTTATCAGAGTATGTGAACGCATCAACTAAACAATTAGTAGTGGGCGCTGGGACTGTTTTATACAGCTTTGGAACGGGTGGAGGTACAGCCACTAGTGTAAAGACTGGCTTTACTAACACAGACTTTGAGAGCGCTCAATTGAGTGGTTCAATGGTTTTGGTTAATGGCGCAGATACCCCTCAAATTTACAACGGCTCAACATCTACTGACGCTGTTTATTCAGGGGATTTAAATACCGATGGCCCGTCTAATGTAGATGGAATAAATGTCCATAAAAGCCGAATGTACGTTTGGGATACCGACACTAGTAACTTTTATTACGGTGCGACCAACGCTGTGCAAGGTGCATTTGCTAAATTCCCGTTAAATGAAGTATCTAAAACTGGTGGCAATCTACTAATAATGAAAAGCATCTCAAGAGATGGTGGTAGTGGCCCAGATGATTACGCTTGCTTTATACTTGATACTGGCGAGGTTATAGTTTACCAGGGCAATGACCCAGGAACTGCTGCTAACTGGGCTTTAGTTGGGCGCTATTTCATACCAGCTCCAATAAACAAACGTTCAGCTATTGAGTTTGCTGGTGATATTGTTGTCTTAACCAGACAGGATATAGTTGCGTTAAGTGATACTATAAACGCATCAACAGAAACAGGCTCCGTTTTACTTAAGCCGTCGAAGTTGGGTGGTGCTATTAGAGAGGCATTTAATACTTATGGAAATAATAGTGACTGGCAGTTGTCAGTATATAACAACAAAGGTTGGTTAGTTGTTAATGTACCAGAGGTAGATGGCAGCAACTTCTTTCAATATGTGCAAGTTTTTCAAACGCAAGCGCCAAGTAAATTTATAGGTTGGAACGCTACGGTGTTCGGCTCTTTTAATAATGGGTTGTATTTCGGTGGTGATGGTGTTGTCTTTAAAGGGGATAGTGGCTTCGATGATAACGGCTCTAATATAGACTGCCTTGGCCAGCAAGCTTATAGCACCCTCGGGATAGCGCAAATTAAAAACGTAAGAAACTTAACTATAACTTACTTGTTTGATGGAAGCTCTACTTTAGGAGCTGAGATTGGTTATGACTATATTGATAAAGAGGTGCAAAACACCGCAACTAGCGAGCCTATAGGACCAGACTGGGACACATCAGAATGGGATACTGCTGAATGGGCTGGTGCAAGCGCCGCTAGGAACGTTAAATTTTCAGTTGCTGGAACTGGCCGTTCTTTATCTACAACGATACAATTTAGTATTCAAGGAGCGCAATTTAGATGGTTAGGAACGAATATAAACCTAGAAGTGCAAAGAATGATTTAAATGACAACTCTTATTGGGGTGGCTTACTAAATAAAGCCTTACCCGATACGATTGATTACACGAAACTTAGATGTTATGGGGTAATAAAAGATGGGGAGCCTGTTGTTGCGTGGGCTTTTCATTCATGTCTTGAATACAAGCAACATAATATAAATCTACAAGAGGCTAGCGTTTCAATAGCTTCTTTTCGTAATGATTGGAATCCAATAAAAGTTATTAAGTTAATTTTATCTTTATTTTTCAAAGATACATGTTATAATAGACTCACCGCAGTGACTCACCCGAGTAATCGCCAAGCGGTAAGATTAGTTAAACTGGCTGGTTTTACCCTTGAAGGAATCTTAAGAAAACCATCTGGAATTGAAAATATAATGCAATTCTCTCTATTAAGAGAAGATTGGGAGAGTAGTAGATGGTCGGAATAGTAGAAGATATTATTAATCCTTTCGATATATTCGGGGAGGAACCAGCAGCCCCACAGGCTCCTGATGTAAACTCAACAATTGAACAGCAAAAGCGTGCTAATCAGTTATTTCAAATCACACCAACAGGAAATTTGGAATTTGGAACTATAGGCGAGGGTGGTGAATTTATAGCAAGAGAGGGCGCTGAAGGTTTACGAGTTACTGAATCACCCTTTCAAAAAGAGTTTAGAACTGGTCGTGAGGCCTTAGCATTATCGTTATTGGGGCAATTAGGTGGTGATGACTTAAGTGGGTTTAGAACTGCACAAGATATAGAGGCAGGCATCCAGACGCCATTAGGTGGTGATTTTGCAGATGACGCTTTGAGAATAGAGCAAGAGACATTTGAAGCTGGTGAGCGTAGGTTAGACCCAATAATTCAGCAAGAGCGTAGAGATTTAATACAGAACTTAGCAGACAGAGGGTTACCACTAACTAGTGAAGCTGCCCAGAAAGAATTAGAAAGATTTGACCAGAGCGTAGGGGATAGAAGGCAAGACTTAGCGTTTGGAGCTATTGGCGCAGGACGTGCAGAGCAAAATAGACTTGCGTCCTTAACAGCAGCATTGAGAGGGCAGGAAGTTAATGAGCAATTAGCACTATCGAATCTTGAGCAGCAACAAAGAGCGCAGCAGTTCGGGGAAATAGGAGCATTGGGTGGCTTTGCCGCTCCGTTCCAGCCATTCAATGCGCCAACGGTGGATGTGGCTGGGATAATAAATCAAGGTTTTGCTAATCAGTTGGGTAGTGCAAATTTCCAGCAAGGGCAAGTGAATCAAAATAGACAGTTTATTGGTGATATTGGCAGCTCTATATTTGGTGCTGTTGGTGGAGGGCTTTTCTAATGCAGGATAGAAATTTCTTAGGCGAGTTTTTAACTAGAACACAACAACCGCAACAACCCTTAGCGTCGCAACCGATTGCGCAAGAAGAGAGTGGCATACTAATTCAAGCTCTTAAGCAGCAGCCGCAGAGGGTAGCTGGTTTAGTTCCTTTGGCTCAAATAGATACTAGAGAGGCATTAGCAAAAAACTTACTTTCACAAGCAAATGATAGAAATGCGCATCCATTAGCGCGAGGTATAGCTGCATTCTTTGGCGCTAAGACACTTCAAGAGACGGGAGCCGAAAGAGGCAGAACCGAAGGCGCAATATCCAAAGCAGAAGCTGAAAGAAAGCGTATAGAGCGTGAGGAAGACTTAAGTTTGCAGCGTGAGGGTTTGGATTTGCAGCGTGAGGGTTTGGATTCAAGAGACGAGCAGTTTAACAGGGAGTTTGGCCTTAAGCAAGGTGAGCTTAAACGGAAAGAGTTGAAGAACAAAAAAGAAATAGAGAAGCTTGACGCTGAAATTAAGAAGATAAACAAGGAAAGTGAGGGTATCGGAGAGTTACCAGATGAGGATAGGGTTAAGATAGAGGGTGACTTAAGAAAAGAATTTACAAAAATGTCAGGCGAATTTATTAAACAAAGAGACGCTTTCAATCGTATCAACGCATCCGCGGAAGACCCATCAGCGGCTGGCGATTTGGCTTTGATTTTTAACTATATGAAATTACTTGACCCTGGCTCTACGGTTCGAGAGGGTGAATTTGCAACCGCCCAAAATGCCGCTGGTGTTGATGGTAGAATATTAGCCAAGTACAATAACGTGATTAGGGGTGAAAGACTGGGAGAGGCGCAGCGTGGCGACTTCCTTGATAGGTCAAACAAGTTATTTACCACTGCTGAGGCACAACAAGAGCAAACCAATACTACGTTTAGAAAGTTAGCTGAAAGTGCAAAAGTATCGCCAGATAATGTTGTGATAGAGGTGGGAGCTGCTGGTGAAAACAAAACAGATGAGACTCCTAGTGTTAATGAGTTTGAGGGTTTTAAAATAAAGGGTCGAAAATAATGGCTACATTTGAAGTTGAAGCGCCTGACGGTAGTGTTTTTGAAGTTGAGGCTCCAGATTACGCAACGCAAAACCAAGTTTTACGCTTCGCAGCCAGTCAATTCAAACAACAACCACAAGAAGTAGAGCAACCCCCATTAGAAACGGGGCAAGCAGTGACTGAGTCATTAACTAGGGGTGCCACAATTGGTGCTAGTGACTTCTTAGTCCCGGCATTAGGGGCTGCTTTTGCAAAGGCTGCGGGCGTTGAAGATAAGACGTTTGGTCAGTTATTTGAAGAGGCTAGAGGTGATGTAACGGGACGCAGAGAGCAATTAAGAGAAGAATCTCCTGTTATAGCGGCCACTACTGAGATAGCGGGTAGCTTACCTACGGGTGGCGCTTTATTTAAAGGCGCACAAACCGCTGCTAGAGGTGCTAACTTAGGGAGGGCTGCGACTCCTACGGCTTTATCTGCAACTGGAGCTGTTGAGGCGGCAGGGCTTGGAGAGAAAGAAAGTACAGAGCAGATATTGCGGAACGCTGTTACTGGAGCGGTTCTTGCGCCTGTAAGCGCTAAAGTGTTTGAAAAGGCGACTCCTTTTATTGCGAGCAAGGTTTCTAATTTTGCGGATGGTGTTGCGCAGCCTGTAAAGAAAATTGCAGAGTCTCTATTTAAAGTTAACCCTGTGGTTGTTAAAAATTTCACTGAATCGGGTGTCAAACCTTCTTTATTAGCTGTAACTGGCAGCCCAACTATTAAGAGGGTTGGTAGTATATTAAAAGGCACGTTAGGTTCAACATCTGTCATTACGAACAACATAGATGAAACATTAGTTGGCATAGAGAGGGGGGTTGAAAAACTCTCTAAGCAGCAAGGCGCTGTAACAGGTCAGCAAGCAGGTGAAGTTATACAAGAGGGTATAAGGGGTTTTGTTGATAAATTTCAGGACGTATCTAAAAAGTTGTACACTAGACTGGGCAGGTATATAAAGCCTGATGATGTTGGTGATGTTGCTAATGCGAAAAATTTATTTAATAGTGAAATTGCTAAATTCTCTGGTCAACCTAATTTACAAGCAAGTAGACAAAGTAATGCAGCATTTAGGAAACTTCAAGATATAGCTGGGGATGCAGCGGATGGCGGATTACCTTATAACGCATTAGAGGCGTATCGCACAGATGTTGGTAGTTTAATAAAACAAAACACTATAACTGGGCAAGACAACGCCCTTGCTAAAAGGGTATATTCTGCGTTAAGTGACGACATGAGAACTTTAGCCGAGTCTAAAGGACCAGCTGCTATAAAAGCTTTTGATAACGCTAATGACTTTTATCGCGAAGGAATTGATAAAATTGAAAAAAGGCTAATAAAATATATTGGTAAAGACTCAGACCCTGGCCTTATATTTAACCAATTAAAATCATCTACTAAGGTTGGCGATGTTAAAGCATCTAAGTTATTAAATGCGGTGCCAAAAAAAGACAGGGGGTTAGTAAGAGATGCTGTAGTTCAGCAAATGGGTCGCAGTAGAGATGGTGAGTTTAGCGTGGCTAGATTTGTTAGTGATTACGGGAATATTACACCAGAGGGTAAAAATATTATATTTGGTAAGGCTGGTGGGCAATATAGAAAATCTTTAGATAAACTAGCGGATGTAAGTAGAACCTTAAGGGACTCGCAAGAGTTTACTAATACGAGTAGAACCGCAGATAATTTAGGTAATATTGGACTGTTAGCTTTGGGAGCTGTTGATCCTGGAACGGCAATAGCTACTGGCGCTGGGGCTAATGTGAGTGCAAGGTTACTAACCAATGAGGGTTTTGTTAAGACGCTAGCTAAGGCGGCTGACCAACCAATAAATCGCGGAACTTTTAGAACTACTTTAAAAAGACTTGAAGAGGTCGCTGTAAACAACCCTGCTATTAAGGATGATATATCACAGTATGTTGGAATATTGGGCGCTTATATGGGGCAGGCTATGGGGGGAGATGAATGAGTTTTATTCTAGGTGTATTATTATTTATTATTGTAATGGCTTTAATAGAGCCTAAACAAGAGAAAAACGCAAAATGGAGCATTGACTAATGGCAGGATGGAATGGCAGTGGAGTATTTTCAAAAACCCACTCTTGGGTAGCTGATGCTGCAAATGGAATTAAAATACTAGCTAGTAGGCACGATGCGAATGACATCGATTTTACTAATGGTATTAATAACTGTATTACTAAAGATGGTCAGAATGCTGCTAGCGGTGACTTACCTATGGGCAATAATGTTCACACGAGCGTCGGCAATGCAACAGCTAGAAACCAATATTTAGCTATGGGACAGTTTCAAGATGGTGGTGGTATATATATCACTACAACAGGCAGCGCGAACACTTACGTTGCTGGGTTGTCTCCTTCTATAACCGCTTATGCAGCAGGGCAGAGATTCTTAGTGAATATTAACGCTACAAATACAGGAGCTTCAACAATTAACTTTAACGCTGTTGGTGCACAAACTATTGTTAAGAATGGCGGCGTTGCGCTAGAAGGTGGGGAATTAGTAGCTGGCCGTTTATATACCATTATATACGATGGCACTAACTTCCAGGTAATAAACCCTACAGCTTTACCAGTAATAGTCAGTGGCGCTCATTCTAGTGCTAACACAGATGAGATACCACTTGATAGTCAAACGGTTTCCAAAACAACTAATGGTGATATTACAGGCACCCAATACGAATTGCACTATAAATACTTATGGAATAATTTTGCAGACGGGCAGGCCGCTGTTGCAGGTGGTCGTGGTGCAAGTGCGCAAGATGATTGGGATGCAGACAAGGCAATCACAACCCCAGACTTTCAAGATAGGGTTGTTATGGGAGTTTCAAGTGCAGGCTCAATTACTACAGTTGGTGATACTGCGGGCGCGACCACGGTTGCAGCAGCTGGTACGAATGGGACAACAGGCTCTCATACGTTGACAACGGCAGAAATACCAGCGCATACGCATCCATATACTCGTGCAGGGGGAGCTTCCCTTAATGGGGGTAATAATTTTCCGATTTTCGATGGTGTTAGCGGAAACGCGACAGCTAATGCCACTGGCTCCACTGGCTCAGGTGGCGGCCACACACACCCTGGTTCAACATTTACAGGCTCACCAACCAGCGTTGTTCAGAAGTCAATTGGTCTTTATTGGTATTTGAGGGCATAAATGAGTGAAAAACCTGGATTAGCAAATAGTGAGTTTAGCCAAACGGAGACGTTGGCCAACGGTGCGGCTATTGACACGGGTTTTATTGATATGGCAACCGCTGATAAGTATCAGGTTAGTTTTATATCATCTGCCACTGGATTAACATTAGAAACTCAATCAAAAGCGATTAATGAAGACTCGGCCTTAAGCAATAGCTTTACTTATGATGGAATGTTTTTTAACGGCAGCTTTCCAGTAAGGCAGCGTTTTATGCGTTTTATTCTGACAAATAACACGGGTAGTGAGTTGTCAGGCGTTAATTTAGAAATTAAAACAACGTACGGCAGTTCCGATAAATTAACAGTAGCGCCAATAAACACGGGAGTATCAGATTCTACCCCAGCAGCTGTTAATCGCTCTTTGGCGGTGTGTCAAGTGTCAACAGTTAATAGCTCAACAATTAATTTATCCACTGGCAATTCTTACACATTTACAGGTGCATGGGAACAAAACTTCCAGCCTGATGTTATGATTAACTTGTACGCAGATCAGATTTGCGAGCTAAAGCTTCAATTCTCAAATGATGGTTCTACGATTCATTCTACATTAACCAAGCTGACTACAGCTTCTATAAATGAGTTTACTACGTCAGTAAAAGGCGCTAGATATTTTAGAGTGGTGGTAACTACTGATTCCTTAACAACTACTACATTTAGTTTGCAAACTCAGTATGGTATATTTAGAGCTGGTAATGCTCCGCAAAATTTAAATTTAAGTTTAGATGCTGACGCGTTAACTGTTAGGCCTAGCAATTTTCAAGATGAGGTTACCATAGGGCGTAGAGTGGGAGTTACACCTTGGAATAAATTTGGATATAGAGAAACGCTGACGTCAGCGGGCGGAGAGCAAACAATTTGGGCGGCTTCGGGTAACTACACAATCCCTTTGAGCGCGGAAACATTTGATATTGCTTATGATGGCACTGCAGGAGGGTCAACTGACGGAAGTGGCACGAACGGGGCAACTCAATTAACATTCTATTATATTGACTCGGACGGCCTGCCCGCTATTGCAGTTCACAACTTAGGTACCGATGGCACAGATACAACGTCTTTTAGTGGCTTAGGTATTAACCGTATAGCGGTAAGTGCAAGCGGTTCAAGCAATTATAACAACTCAGATATTACAATTACCCATACTACAAGTGGTAATACTATGGCTATTGTTCCTGCGCAAGGCTCTGTAACTCAGCAAGCTATATTCCATGTTGGAAGCAATCACAATGCAGCGGCTAAATTCTTAACATTCAACGTAAATAAATTATCAGGTTCAAATCCCAAGGTTACAGTTAAGGGTTACGTTTTTAATAGAGGTGTAGAAACAACTTTCGAGATTTATAGGCATATTATAGATACACAGTCCGAGAATACTGTGACTCTAATTGACCCCGTTAACTTTAGACTTAACGCAGCAGATGTGTTATATTTTGTTGCTGATACAGATGCCAATAATACAGTAATAACATTGCGCTTTAGTTTAAATGAGTATCAAAGGACATAAAAAATGACAAATCAAGGTGAATTACAAGGAAGCGTAAGAACTGTTACGGGGACTACTAACGATTATAATGGTGACTGGCATGCTTTATTTGACCTATACGGCATTCCAGTTGGTGAATTTAATGGACGTCTATTGAGGTGGTTACAATTATCCTTAAACTCTACTAATGATGATTTAGATGGGTTAATGAATGAGTACGCCACATCTTTAGGGTTCTATAACTGGAACTCAATTACAGCAATAGCTCCCCTTCTACCTGATTTAATGTTCTGGATTGATGGTGCTGATATCAACTTCTTTAACCCAGCGGCTATCGGGGATATTACTTCAATACTTGATAAGTCAGGCAATGGTTACGATACAGACTCGCAATCAACTGGGACAAAAAGAGCTGATCTATTAGCGAATCAATTAAATGGTCGCAGTGTTATTAGTTGTGATGGCGGGGATGCTTATAAGCTCAATACTGCTTTACACTCTATACCTAATGGACCTAATACTATGTTTGTGGTAGCTAAGACTAATAGCAACAGTACACAGCAAAGAATAATTAACATGACTGCGGCTTTTAGTTCGGATTACGGGTTAGAGTTTTCCTCTAATGTTGGTCAGGCGGTGTTCTTTAATAATCCATCTGGCGCTGGTGTAGGGATAACGGGACTTACTGAGACTGACTGGAACATATTAAAAACAAGAAGAAGCGGAACAACCGTTGCAATATCAGCTAACGGCGGCACTGAGGTGACTAATAGTAATGGTGCTGACGTTTCTAATATAAATGACGCAACATTATTTTCTTATGATGAGAGTTCTCTATTCTTAAACGGCCATCTACCTGAAATGCTAATATATAACCGCTCACTTTCAGATGCTGAGTCGTCAATTATTGAGAGATATCTATCTAACAAATGGGGGATTGCTTTAGCATAGGATTTTTATGGCAAGTAAAATAACATTCACGTTACCATCGGCTACTCATGAGCGTAATTTAGAAGAGCGCTTTATACCAACCTTTAAAGATTTTGGGGCAAAAGGTGATGGTGTTACTGACGACACTGCTAATATACAAGCGGCGCTAGATTCTGGGGTAAATATATTTGGTAATGAAGGAGAGTACAGAACCACTGACACGTTAACCTTTAACAGCATAAATAAGACGTTATTCCTAGCTCAAGGCTGCAAAATAACATTGGACACTACTGACAACACAAAGAATACTATTCAGATAAACGATAATATACTTTGTGGTGGTGAGCTTACTACTACTAATAGGACGCTTAACTTTATAATTAAAGCCACTGGTAAAAATGCTTTAATAGATAAAACTGTAGTATCTTACGCAACTAAGTCGACTATAGCCCCTATAAACGGTGTAGATATACCTTACAACAGGGGCGGTGTAGCTTTGCATGATGGGGCAACGGCTTTAAATTGTGAGATATACAATCAAGAGGGTGCAGGCATTGTTACTTATGGCGATTTACACACCATAGATAGCTGCCATATTCACGATAATGTATTAGGTATTCATGCCACAAATACGTTTGGGGAAATAACGGAGCGCACAGTCAGAATAACAAACAATGATATATACGACAATGACGTTAACCATGCCGAGGGTGCAAGCGGCGTTTTAACCAGTAAATACACAAATATCATTTGTGCGTTTAATCGTGTTAGTGGTAGTGGTGAACATGGAATGTACGTTTACTCTCCACGCTCCACGTTAATAGGCAATCAGTGTTATAATAATTACCGTGTAGGCCTTAAAATCAAAGCCACAAAGCAGACTAATGTTAGTGATAATATTTGCTGGGATAACGCAACTTCTGGCGAAACTAACCTTGGTGAGTTAGAATACCAATTGCAAGGGAGCGCAATTGAAAATTCAAGTATCAAGGGTAATACTTGTTTTGGGCATGGTCGGGGTATAAGAGCAACCTACATGAGCACCACTACTAATTGCAGTAAGTTAAATATCTCAGATAACAACACTAACGCTATGTATATAGCTTTTAGCTCAGATGTTATTGTGTCAAATAATATGGTTGATGATGTATTATCAATCGGCGATGCTCAGTCTGGCTCACCTGCACAACAAGAAAACGCTCTAGTAGTTGGGAATATGTGCGACACGCTAATGTTAGGGCGTAGCATTAAATCAAAGATATCAACCAACACTATGCGAACCCTAACAACGGGAACTATACACGGTGCGCTTAATATTATAGATGGCAATAAAATAACCGACCAACAAACAACTATAAACCGTGGTAATTTCTCTAAATTTCATAATAACGAAGTCGAATGTAGTTCACTTACAACATCGTTATTAGCTCAGGCCGTTACAGTTATTACAAATAGCGACAAAGAAATAACTAACAATAACTTTAAGAACCATAGCCATAGAATTATAGACGATACCACAAGCTCAATAAGTGGTGATAATTATATATTAACTAATAACAAGTTCGATAGCTCTGTTGAGGGAATATCTATGTGGGGTTCCAATCATATAGTTAATGGAAATAGAAATGTAGGCGGTGGCGGCGTTGGTTATATCGGCTCTAATAACTCGTACCTTGTAGCAAATAGCCCAATGGTAGTTCTGCGCTCCGGTACTGTTGGAAACGTATTATTATAATAAAGGATAGCTGAGTGGTTGATGAAGTTGAAATTGAGATAGCTAAGATACAGCAACAGTTAGTCGCAATTGAGGCTGATAATAAGTGGGTTAAAGAGCAAGTTATAGCTCTTACAAAAACAACTACAGATTTATTGGTAACCAGAGATGCTATGAAAGAGCAATTTTTAAGACATAGCAAAGAGCACAGAGAAAACTATAAAAGTTTAGAGTCTGAGATAGCTAGCTTTAAAAAGTCTTTTAGTGAGTTTAAAGGCGATGTCCTTAAAGCGCTAGACAAGGCGGCTGGACGTGATGGCGTTATAAAGATGTTTGCTATGCCAGCGGTTACAGCGGCTATTGTTATACTTATTAATTATTTAGCGAGGTAGTTATGCCTAAATTCGGTAAAAAATCAAAAGAGCGGTTATTCACTTGCCATCAAAAGCTGCAATTAATATGCTTCGAGGCTATTAGCGTTATGGACTTTACGGTTTTAGAAGGTCACAGGACTGAAAAGAAACAAAACCAACTCTTTGCAGAGGGTAAAAGTAAGCTAGAATATCCAATGTCTAAGCACAATAGAAACCCCTCACTAGCAGTTGATATAGCACCTTGGCCGATAGATTGGAATGATAGAGAAAGGTTTTATATGCTAGCTGGTGTTATGTTTGGTATTGCAGCTAAACACGATATTAAATTGCGTTGGGGAGGAACTTGGGGAGGTCCAGACGACAAGAATGAAAGTGGCTTTTTTGATGGTCCTCATTTTGAAATAGTGGAGTATTAATTATGTTAGCTAAATTATTTAGTAAAGGTATAGCGGAGCCAGTCGATGCAGTTGGCAATGCTTTTGATAAAATATTTACATCTGATGAAGAGCGTTTACAGGCTCAAGCTGTCTTGGATAAAATAAAACAAAAGCCAGAATTACTAAAAGAGGAAATAATAAAACTACAGGCGCAGCATAAAAGCTTATTTGTGTCGGGTGCTAGGCCGTTCCTTGTTTGGGTGTCGGGAATCAATTTAGCGCAGCTTGGAATAGCAGTAGTGTGGTTTAGCAAGCCAGTAGCCGAATGGTATGCAGACGCCTCTGTAACAGCCTTCCTAGGCGCTTTAGGCTTATACGGTGCGATGCGCACAACTGAGAAAGTAACGGACAAAACCAAATAACAGGTAAAAGCATGTTTAAAGAATACTACGCAGCATTTAAAGATTATTTTCACGCCAAAGTACCTGTAATGTACAGGGGGGCTGCTTTTGTAGCTTTGGGCGCAATATTAGCTTTACTACTCTTTGCCTTGATATAGCTACATCAACCCTTCATCAAATGACTTTTTCAGTATTAAGTCATGCAACTCTTCGAGGTCATCTTCCTTAACCTCAACCATAATACCGTTGACTTGCATTAAAACTTTACTGCGAGCGCCACACTCTAGGCTTTCATAGACGTCCATTAGAAGCTCAAGGTCTTCATTTACAAGCTCTATAAATGGTGTTTGCGGTTTCTTAGTAGCAAATTGTACAATACTCATGTCTCATGCTCCGTTTTTTCAAACAACTCTTTAAACTTAGTCTCAGTTATTATTTTACCATTAGGTAATATATACGCCAACTCTTCGTTATCGTAATACCCCTCAAACGCACATACCAGACAAGTTTCACCTGTTGAGCGGTGCGTGTATTTCTTTATGTTATGTCTCATTATTACTTCACCTCTATAGGTGGGTTAGGAAGGTATTCTCCATTGGTTTTTCTTGCTATAATCTTAACTGGATAAACAGGCTCTGATGATTCACCTTGCGCAACCCACGTGTTAAACAGAAATTTATATAATCTTTCCGCACTATCAATCCCTATATCACCATCTTGCGGCTCGCTCCGCTCCTCTTGGCGTTCTTGCTCTGCTGCTTGGAGGGCTAACCTACATTTGTACAACTTATCTCTAAGGCGGTGATTTTCTTCATGAACTTCAATAAAACTGGATATAGTTTCCTTGCTAACAATATTACCACCCCTCTTTAGTTTTATTTCTCTATCACTTGGCATTGTCAGACTCTTTAGTTGCTTTGTTGATTAAATTTCTAATTTTAGTTTTAAGATTATCCTGTCGTATCGTGCATGAATCAAATTGTAAAAGCACATCTTCCAACGCCTCTACAAGCTCTGTGTGCATGTTAAATTTATCACGTATACT